GGCGATTCAACAGGGCCGCTTAGAAGGCGCTTTGGTTGACACAGGAAACGTCAACCCAAAGATCGACTTGGAGAAGGGCTTGCGGATCTGGGGGGTTACTGAGCGGCCAAGTGCTGCTCAGATGCCTAAGAAGCCCAAGAAAGAGCCGACACCTCTTGAGGCTGCGAAGAAAGAAGTCCGCCGGCAGGTGACTTATGTCGAGGAGGAGGACGTGCCGGACTTTTACACAAGCCGCGCACGCAAAGAGCACTACAACGCGGAGATTGCCAAGATCACGGCGGCGACTCAGATGGAGGAGCTGGTGCCTGCTGAGCTTGTTAAGAAGGAGAGCTTCCAGCTGGGTCGTTCTATTCGTGAGCAGCTGGCGAATCTTGCTGATCGTCTAAGCAACGAGCTGGCGGGTGAAAGCGATCCTGCTGTCATCCATCGCGTTCTGACGACTGAGCACCGGCAGTGCCTGATGGAGATTGCGAAGGTCGCATGAACCCTTGGCGTGAAGGTTTCCTGGACGGACTTCGGCCAGAGGAGCCGTTGACTGTTGATGAGTGGAGTGATCGGTATAGGCGTCTAAGCAGCAAAGCAAGTGCGGAGCCTGGGCCATGGCGCACTGATCGGACGCCTTACCTGCGTCAGGTGATGCGTGACCTGAGCAGTGAGAGCACTGTGCAGCGTGTTGTGCTGATGTTTTCAGCGCAGAGCGGCAAGACAGAGGTTGGCCTGAACTGGCTGGCTTGGATTATTGACCACAGCCCTGGGCCGTTGCTTGCGGTGCAGCCCACCATTGAAATGGCGCGGAGGATGTCCAAGCAGAGGCTGGAGGGCCTGATAGAGGACACGCCGAGGCTCAAAGAAAAAATTGCACCCGCACGCTCTAGAGATGGCTCTAACTCAATGTTCGCCAAAGACTTCCCTGGTGGGATTTTGTTGCTCACTGGCGCGAATAGTCCTAGCCAGCTGCGCTCTGCACCTTGCCGTTACCTGTTCATGGATGAGGTGGACGCTATGCAGGAGATTCCTGGAGAAGGTGACCCCGTTGCGCTAGCCGAACGCAGGACGACGACCTTTGCTAGGCGCAAGGTGTTGCTGACCTCTACGCCAACGGTGAAGGACTTCAGCAAGATCGAGGCGGAATATATGAAGTCGGATCAGCGCAAGTTTTGGGTGCCTTGTCCTTGCTGTGGTGAGTTTCAGCATCTTGAGTGGAGTCGGCTTAAGTGGGAGAAAGACAGGCCAGAGACGGCGAAGTACCAGTGCAAGCACTGCGGCGAGCGGTTTGAAGAGCACCACAAGACGCAGATGCTGGCCGCTGGAGAGTGGCGCAACCACTCGCACTTTGATGGAAAGACCGCTGGCTTCCATCTCAATGGTTTGTATAGCCCTCTTGGCTGGGCCAGCTGGAGCGAGCTGGCTGAGGATTTCCTGCGTGCGAAGAACGACCCGGCCGCGCTGCGCACCTTTATCAATACAAGACTTGCTGAGACTTATGAGGAGAACTACTCGGCGCAGGTCAGTGCAGAGGGCTTAATGGGCCGGCGTCTGCCGTATGAACCTGGCACCGTGCCTAAAGATGTTGTGCTGTTGACGGCCGGCGTTGACGTGCAGCTCGACCGTCTTGAGATCTCAGTGTGGGGCTGGTCGGGAGCTAAGGGCCAACCAGAGACGGGCTGGCTTGTATGGCACCAAAAGCTGATGGGGGATCCGACTCAGCCAGACGTATGGAAACAACTTGATGCTGTACTTGCAAGTGAATGGGAGACAGAAGAACACCACCAACTCAAGATTGCTCAGCTCGCTGTAGACACTGGCTATTGCACGCATGAGGTTTACGCCTATGTGCGTGAGCGTCTGCCGCGTGGTGTTGTAGCTATCAAAGGCAGCAGCCGCAGGAACGCAGCAGCAGTGGGGAAAGGCAGCAAGGTTGATGTCAACTGGAAGGGTCGCACCATCAAAAAGGGCGTCACCCTTTACATGCTGGGGACCGACACTATTAAGACCACGCTATTCGGCAAACTCCGCCTAGAAAACGGCCCTGGCAACCTTAATTTCGGCTTAGCTGCTGATACTGAATACTTCCAGCAACTTACTTCTGAGCGGCAGAAGCTTGTCTATCGCGGAGGGATGCCAACGCGGATTTGGGTCAGGAAAGCATCAGCACGGGCTGAGTGCTTGGACTGCGCGGTTTACGCCTATGCGGCTTTTCAGCTCTATATCCGCCGTCTGCCCAAGCTCACGATGTGGGAAAACCTGCGTGAGAAGCTGGAATCAGGCGACAATAGACCGCTAAAATCAAGGACAAAGCCGTCTAAACCGGCTCAGTCGTTTGTAAACAGCTGGTGACGTGAACATCCCTAAGAAGATCTACGCCGGCACGACGATCAAATGGAGGGATGATTCAGCGGTTGGCCCGTTGAATGAAAGCATTACGTCAGCTGATTGGACGCTGACTTATTACCTGCGCACGAACACTACGCACGAAGGTCACACTGTCGCCGGCACGTCTTACGGGACTGGCTGGGAGTTCACAATTACTGCAACAGATAGCGCAGGTTTTGACGCAGGGAGTTGGTTCTTTTACGCAGAAGCATCTAAGGGTTCTGAGAAGTTCACGCTAGGCAACGGTCAGCTTGAGGTTTTAGCCAGCCTTGCTTACACCGGACAGCCTGACGCTTTCGACGGACGCACTCAGGCAGAGAAAGATCTAGACGCAGTTACAGCAGCAATCCGCGCAATCATTGCGGACAAGGCTGCGGAATACAGCATCGGCAACCGCACCTTCAAGCGTGTTGATCTCGCTGAGCTACGGATGCGTGAGAGTCAGCTCAAAGCCATAGTGGTCCGAGAGCGTAAAGCTGCAATGATCGCCAACGGTTTGGGTGATCCCCATTCCCTTTATGTGAGGTTCTGACATGGGCATCCGTTCTGCTTGGCGCGAACTGTGGCGTACTAATCCTGAGCCGATTGCGCGGCCACGCGCTCGCATGTTTGGCGGTGCCCAAGCCAGTCGCCTGACTGCTGATTGGGTGACCTCTGTCACCTCTGCTGACCAAGAGATCAAGGGCAGCTTGAAGCGTTTGCGGTCTAGGTCGCGGCAGCTTGTTCGAGACAACGACTATGCCAAGTCTGCTGTTCGGGTTGTCCGCAACTCTGTTGTAGGGACAGGCGTCAGGCTGCAAGCGCAGGTCATGCGGCAGCGTGGCGGCAAGCTCGACACGCGCATCAACGAGCAGATTGAAAAAGCCTGGTCAATGTGGGGCCGTAAGGACAGCTGCAATACCGCAGGCCAGCTGTGCTTTGCCGATATTGAAAAGCTTGCTGTCTCGTCAATGTGTGAGAGCGGCGAAGTATTTATCCGCATGGTGCGGCAGAAGTTTGGCCGCAGCAAAGTCAGCTTTGCCCTTGAGGTGCTTGAGGCTGACCAGCTCGACGAGGATTACAACAGCCCGGCCACGAAGCCCGGCAACGTTTGGAAGCTTGGGGTTGAGCTTGACAAGTTTGGCCGTCCTGTCAGCTATGCCTTCCTGAGCCGTCACCCAGGTGACACGGCGTTCCCTACTCGGGAGCCTGGCAAGCGCCACATCATTGTTCCGGCCAAGGATGTCATCCATTTGTTTGACCGGACATCTGCACGCCCTGGTCAGACCCGTGGCGTGCCGTGGCTTGCATCTTCAATGCAGAGACTGCACCACGTTGACGGGTGGGAACAGGCAAGCGTTGTGCGTGCCAGAGCAAGTTCTGCTCTTATGGGATTCATCCAATCACCGGAGGGTGAGCTTGATCCAGGCGGCGAGATCTATGACGAACAGCGGGTAACAGGCTTTGAGCCTGGCAAATTTGCCTACCTTCAGCCGGGCGAGACCGTCACCATTCCTGACATGGATTCGCCAACTGGCGAGTATGAGCCGTTCCTCAGGGCACAGCTCAGGGCACTTGGTGCGGGTGTCGGCTGCTCTTTCGAGCAACTCGCGCACGATTTTTCACAAAGCAATTACTCATCATCACGACTCGCTCTACTGCAGGACCG